TATGATTGGATTATAACAACACCTACAATGCTTATTACTTTGATGGCATTTTTAGATAAAGAACATTATTTAGGAATAATGGATTATATAACCAAGAATAAATACGATTTAATTAAAGTATTATCCGCCAATATGATGATGTTATTATTTGGATTAATGGGCGAATTAGGATATATACAATATCAATTAGCTATTGTATTAGGATTTATTCCATTTTTATATTATTATAATGAAATTTATAATAAATACATTAAAGATAAAGAGTTGTCGTTGCCTAAAAAAGGGTTATTTTGGTTCTTTTTTGTTGTATGGTCACTATATGGAATTTCCGCATTTATGCCATATATATCAAAGAATACAATGTACAATATATTAGACTTATTTGCTAAAAACGCCACAGGATTATTTCTTGCCTATTCTATTTGGAACTTACAAATAAAATAATAAAATAAAATAAAAAGTAGATATAAAATATACTAACCACTACAATTGTATTTGGTTGTAGTCGTCAAATAGTATAATGCTCTTTAAGAGTGCATTTATATCACCAAAGAGATTAACTGAACGATTTTTTATTTTTTTATAGAAAGTTTGTCTCATTTTTCTTTTCGGTCGGTGTAATCAAATCTAATTATCCTTATCTGATTGACTAGTGTTTGTTTCTAATTAAAACTTATTAATTATTATTTAATGAATATACATTAACAAAAATATTAACTGAATCTAAAAGTAAATTAATTGTATTATTAATGTAATCAGGGTTATTACAATCAATCATTTCTAATTTTCGTGTATCTATCAATATAAAAAGCCCAAATACTATAATACTAATAATACTAATATATGTAAATATCATCTTACTATTACTATAGAATACAGCACTAATAATACTTACTATAATTATACCAATTAATACATAGATAAGTTGCCTTTCCCAAGACATTGGTATGAAATCTTTAAATAAATTAGCGAATACACTAAGAGTTAAAAATATACCAACTGAAATAACAAGGGTTTTTATAACTGTGTTTTGATTTAATTGACTAGGAATTAACATCATAGATAAACAAAATAGATATGCGAACCAAAGTATATGCTTACTAGCAAAATTTTGGGGAGGCATTGTAATCAAAAAGAAAGTTAAAACAAAAACCATAATTATACTCGCAATAAATGCTATTGTATTATTATCATAACCATTTTCTACAATAATAGAACTAAAGAAATACATAACTACAAAACCTAATAATAGATATAGATAACTTCCAAGAATTGGATTTTCACAATTCCAAGTTAATTTGCCATTAGATATATTTGTTGTTATTTTTAATGCTACACACATTACAATAATAAAACATATTCCACTAATTAATTTATGACTTATATTTTTTTCAGTGTATTCTTGAAATTCCATATTATAACAAATAACTATATATAATATAAAATTATTTTTTGTTTAACAAATAAATATCCATATCATGTAGCCAATTATGAATATCAATATTGTCCGTTTCCATAAAGTCTCTAAATCTATATCCATCTATTGTGTAAATACCGTCTTTAGTAATGGTATTATAAATTTCTTCATAGTTATGATTTATTTGAAGTATCGAATCTGACGACTGATAAACTCTTATCCATAATCCATTTTCATATATAATATTATTACCACTACATAAAATGCCTTTATAATTATATATTTTAACATTATTATCAATAATTAGGTGTGTAATAAGTGTTTCTGTTTCTTTATTTATATCTAAATTTACAAATCCAGTTGGATAGTTAACAAAATCACTATTATTAATTGGTTTATTATTTAATACACTTAGTATTCGATTATTTAATTCTATTGATAATTCATGATTATCAACTTCGTTGTAATCACTTAATATATTATTTCTAATTCTAATTTTATTATCTGATGTTCCTAAACAAACTAATTTTTTAGTATAACCACATATATATGTTTCTGGACAATCAACGGCTCTTATTGCTATATTATCTTTATAAATAATATGACTTGCCGATAGTTTAATATTATCAAATTGATATAATGGGGCATATTCGTCTAATACAAAATGAAATGTTGAAATAACTTTACTTCCACCTTCAATTATATCGCCTAATATAACATTGCGTATTTCTTTTGTAGTTAACATATTATTATCTATGGTATTAATTATTTGGTTTGGATCAAAACACATGAAACAAATTGGGCATGCGAAAATTCCAACAAAAGGAATGGGACATAATAGACACATACTAATAATAAATATAGTTAGCATTCCAAATATCATTAAAAACATTAATAGAATAGGTGTAGGTCCATTGATAAAACTATCAAATGTTAACCGAATTGTTTCTAAATAATAATATATCATTTGAAATATAGCATGTTGTTTTTTCATTAAATTTCTAAATTTTTCACTGTAAAATTGCACCGCTGAAACATTTGTCTGTATTTTTTCAAATACTTCCGCAATCATTTTTTGGAATAATTCCCTTATTAATTTGGCCATATTACGTAATTGATTTAGAGAATTTGACGCATCACCTAAAATTTTAGTAATAGTATCAATAGCATATTTGATAGGTTTAATCAATATATAGAAATATTCTTTCGTTATTAACCAGTAACAATTAGTAAAGTTTTCCCTCGTAAATTTAAAAAAATTATCACCTTTAAATAAACCAGCAACTGGTAAAATTAATGGTTGACATTTATATTGATCCCAATTTTGCGATATCTCATTACGTTTATAATATAGTTTCGTTCCCATAAATACACAATAAAATACAATTAGATAAGTCAATATATAAAATATAGAGCGTTTTTCGGTTAATAATTTTGAATATATAATTTGAATAAACCGACCTATATATTGGAAAAGCTCATTCAGCATTTATATATAATAGGAGGAAAATTACTATATACATAAAACTATTATTTAATTTTTATGATAAAATTATTTAAGTTTATACATAATAAATCAAAATTAAAAAATACAATACCACATTTAAATTTTTATTCTACTATAGTCATTCGCATAGTTTGCTCGTCTAATATAATATTTTGTAATTCAATAAGATATTTAGGTATATTTTGTAAATTATCTAAATACTTTTCGAAAAATGAAAGATGATGTTTATCTAATTTAAATTTGTTTCTAAGCAATGAATAAAAGAAACTATTTACATTTGGATGTGTTAGTAAAGCAGTCTTTAGAAAATAATAAGTCATAAGATTTGTGTTGCTTGATAATTTATTAAGTTTATTTATATCATTAATATTGAAAAAATTAAGAATTTTATTTACTTGATACAACGAAAAAGCTTGCTCAATTGCTAGATATATATTAAATTTATGTGTATCCCCTTTTGATATATAATATATATTAAGTAAACAACCCATAAATTCAGCATATGATTCAGCTAATGAACATGGCAACATATTGTCTAAATTATATTGATTACGAATTTTGTATTCTAATTTAGTAGGTATATCTGTATCTAAACTAAATAAATGTATTAATTCATGAAATAATACTTTTTTTGCTTCTTCATGTCTATATATAACTATCAAACTATTACTTACAGAACCAAAATGAATTGTGCAGGCACTATTTATTTCATTAACATCTAATGATTTTTTGTCTAATGGTATCATTTTCAGAAAATGCGTTGGAAACCAATATATTTTTACAGGTAATTGTTCTTTAGTTGGTTTTATTTGTTTTAGAAAAAATTTTACTCTATTCTCAATATCGTATATATCATCGTCTAATTCTTTATCATCAATTAGAAATGTTGTTATTGAATATTCGGGAGTATTTATTAAAGCTATACCATGTGTATTTTCTATAATATAGGCATTTATATTTTTCGTTACAAATCTTGTAGAAAATAATATACTATATTCATTTGGAATGCCTTTTTTAAAATTTAACTCTTTTTTTAACATATATTCTATATAAAAACAAAAAGTTATTAAGATTATTGAAAAAAATTGAATTAATAAGTGTAAATTAATTGTATATAAAAATAAGCCAAGTAATAAGAATAATACAAGTGTATAAAAAATGGGTATCAAAGATTTAAATTATTTAGTCAAACGATATACTAAAAATTCAATTAGAGAAATTACTCTATATGACCTTAGAAATAAAAGGATCGCGATTGATTTACAATTATATCTATACAAAGCAATAATACAGGGAAAAAATCCAGTGGAAGAAATATATAAACAAATACTTCATTTAGATCGTTATAGAATTAAACCAATATATGTGTTTGATGGTAAACCCCCAAAAGAAAAATGGAATGAATTACAAAAAAGAGCCATAAAAAGGAGTAGAAGTTTAGAAGTAATTGACTATCTTGAAACTGTTTATTTGCGAGACCGTCGTCCAAGTTTAAATGACGATGATGTGATTAATTGTGATAAAAATGTAATTGATATCAAAATAAGTGAATTGAAAAAAAACAGTATTAGTATTGACCGTAAAACGAAAAAAACAATAAAATATCTATGCCAGGTTATGGGGGTTGAATATGTTGATACTATGGACATGGAAGCAGACAAGGCAATTGGTATATTGTATAAAAAGGGTGAAATTGATGGTTGTATTTCAGAAGATAATGATATGTTAGTATATGGATGTAAAAATTTATATAGATTTTATAAAACAAATAGTAATCATATTTTAGAATATAATTTGGATGAAATAAAAAAAGACCTAAATTTAAATGAAAGTGAATTTTTAGATTTGTGTATATTATCGGGTAGCGACTATTATAAAAATATTAAATTTAAATCTGAATTAAAAAATTCAGTAGTAGCATATTATTTGATAAAAAAATACAAAACCCTTGAAGAAATAGAAAAGACGGGATATTTGCCTAACAATTTAGATTATGTAAAAATTAGACAAATCTATAGTCTTAACGAAGAATAATATTGTGTAATGATAAATCTCCTATTTTATTATAATTTAAACTAAAATATATTTTCATCCATCTAATAATAGATTTTTGAATGTCTATTTTATTGTATATATTTTTTGAGATTAGCATATTTTATTTTATTGATTGTGTAATAATAATAGATATTACTAATAGTAGTTAATTTTAAAAATATTATTTTGTATATATATATATGTCTAAAGCAATAGACCCATTAAGTTATATAACAATTTTAATTTATGCTCATGGCACGGATATGTTAACAAAAAAAGTATCTACACCAGATATATCATTGAGAAAATTAACAATGGCTGGGAAAAGTGGAACTTTAAATTGGAGTTTAGGGTCTTTTCCTGAAGGTATATTTCATCGTTTTCAATCTGCTAAATTATCTAATCCAGGAATGAGATTTGATCATTTATTACAAGTTGTTAGAAATGATATAAGAGAAACTCAAATACCAGATCAATTACAATCAGCTTATCAAAATTCTTCTGATCTAGATAAACTTATTAGTGTTCAACCTGAATTAAGTGAGTGGGTAGAGTTTACAAGTGCGTCATATGACCATACATACGATTTTACTCAAAAAATTGGAGAAAATTTGCCGTTTGGAATTTGGATATTAGATTCAAGTAATGTAGGATTAAGTCTAAGACATCCTAAAGATATTTATTGCGTAAGTAAACGTGCTCAATCTGTTAATTATATGAAGGGTGATTCTATTCTGTACGGGTATGAAATGGGTGGATTTGACCAATTTGAGCAGAGTATTCCAGCCCAAGCTATTACAATGAGTGAATTAGCAACGCGTTTAAGTTTAAAATATGGTGTAGCAAATGTAAATATAATTGATTTAAGTTGTAGATATGTCCCACCAGAAGAATTCCATTTATTAGATGATAAAGTCCCATCACACTTAGTAAGTGCTACACCTAGAGTTTCCAAATTTGGAGGTAAACGAATTTCCAAAAAAAACAAAAGGAGAAACCGTAAATCAAAAAAAATGTATTTATAATAATTAAAATCAATTTATTTAGCATATTATTATATCACGTAACTCTTACTCATATTCTGTTAAATTTTTAAATTTATTCAATATGTAATTATTGTTGAATATATTTAAATCAGTTACGTATATTATATATAATTATTTGATTAAATTATTTTGTATGATATATAATATAAATAATGGCATCATATACAGACCCTTTAAGTTATATTACCGTTATTATTGCTGCCCATGGTAATGATAGCCCTACACAAAAATTAAATCCATTTGTGGGTGTAAAGATACGAAAATTAACTATGGTTGGTCAATCAGGCACTTGTTATATGGCTATGGAAGGTTTTCAACAACAGATAATTGAAATTTTCAAAAGAGTAAAAACTGAAAATTCAGGAATGAGATTTGATCATATGTTAGAACGTTTTCGCGATGAATTACGCAAAAGTAGTATGCCTAGAGGTTTAACACTTTATGATACATTTGTACAGGGGTTAGTAGTTGAGGAAATGAAACGAACAGGTAATACTAGTTCTGGGTATATATTAACTGCACCTGCAAAAGAAAGTGAGTGGGTTCAATATACAAGTGCACAATACGAACATAATTATGATTTTACAGACCCAACGGGTAACGATAATCATGGTATTTGGATAGTCGATTCAAGTTCTATTCCATTAAGTCAAATGAAACCTAAAGATATTTATTGTTCTTACACAAAATTTCAAGGTAAGTCTTGGCAAACTGGAGAATCAATATTAAATGGTAGTGAAATGTATTTTGGGGGTCAACAACCTACACAAATAATTCAAATTAGCGAACTTGCTAGACGTTTATCAGAAAAATATCATGTAGCGAATGTTAATTTTATCGATTTGAGTTGTAGATCTTTATCTCCATCTGATTTTGCGCATTTAAGTGACGCAACACCATCCTTCCTTGTCACAGCCACACCAAGAACTGATGGCGCTTTTAATACTAAACCTGTTATAGGTATTGAACAACCAAGAACTCAACCTCTGCCCTTGGGATGGACAGAGCAAAAAGACCAAGCTGGTAATACATTCTATCAAAATTTGGCGGGCAGAACCTCGTATAGTTTCCCTACAGATTTAGATTATAAAAACCCTATGCGTGGCCCTGATATTATCTATCCTACTTTACCACAAACACCAAGCACTCAGCGAGCCACTGGTGTTGGTTCTTTTTCAATGGCTGCCCAAGAAGTACCTGTTGCACACCGTTCAGCTTTTACACAAGGCCAAGAAGGCCGACAAGCATCACAAGCTCCATATCAAGGCTCATTTGGTGCACAAGCATACACACATAACCAAGTGCCTGTAGCATACCGTTCTGACTTTACACAAGGCCGACAAGGCCGACAAGCATCACAACGACAACCTTTAACACCAGATATATTAGCATCATACGAAAATTTAGATCAGCTAGTAGAGGCTATTAGGGATGCAGGATATACTGATGAAGAATTAGATAAAGCTTTAGAAACTTGGGTAAGACTTCAATCATCACAACGACAACCTTTAACACCAGCTATATTAGCATCATACGAAAATTTAGATCAGCTAATAGAGGCTATTAGGGATGCAGGATATACTCATGAAGAATTTGATAAAGCTTTAGAAACTTGGGAAAGACTTCACTCTAGAGGGGGAAGATTTAAAAAATCAAGAAGACAAAATAGTAATAGACAAAATAGTAATAGACAAAATAGTAAAAGACAAAATAGTAATAGACAAAATAGTAAAAAACAAAATAAGAAAAAATGGTAAATCAAGAAAATAAATATAATCTTATATCTGTTTTTAGAATGTAGATAATATTATATATAAACAAACTAGATATTTAATATTAATTATATTATAATTTATATATTATTATAATATAATGATAGTATATTTGTTATTTTTAATAATACTTTTTTTATTATTCTTAATTGAGGTTAATAAACGACAATATAATATTTTTAAAAAAGGGTTCTTTAGTTTTTCTAATTCAAATTCTAAGTCTAATTCTAAAAATATTGAATATTTTGATGGAAAATCATACACGGGTCCTTTAAAAATGCTTATTCAAGTAGATGATGAAGTTAAAGTGTTTTTTAGAGGCTCCCATATTTATACGGGGTCAGGATGGAATAGGGCACATAATATTACTGTTCAAAACGCAAATTATGGTGATAAAATTCATTTTAGATGTTATAATGGAGGTGGTCCAGGTGGATTTATTGGGAAATTTAATTTCAATGGTGTTGACTATTATAGTAATAAATCTAATGTCCGATTTATTGGTAGAGTTTTAGATAACCATGGAACTATATCTGGAAGTAAATATATGGGATGCTATAATGATAGAGCATCACGAGATTTACCTAAAGGATATGGGTATGGTTTTAGTATAGAACAGTGTGCCAAAGTTACCGCAGGGGATAATTTATCATATTATGCTTTACAAGACGGTAGTTATTGTTCTGGAGGTAATTCGTTTGGTAAATATGGTATAAGTGATAATTGTAATAAAAGATGCACAAGCAATTCATCTGAATACTGTGGAGGTGGTTGGGCTAATAAGGTCTATTCTAAAACAGATGAACCAGAAACAATAGAATTGGGAAATAGAAATAACAGCGTTTGGTCAACAAATACTGATATTGGATTTGGTGATAAAGCAATATGGTTATGGGTTAAAAACGGACCTCGAACAGACGACTATGCTATAGGATGGTGGGAATGCTATTTTCAAATACCTATTGTTGAAAAATTATCATTTTGTGCTAATCCTGATTATAAAGAATTTAATCCAGCAGCTTGTTATAATCCATCTTCTCGGGTTTTATGCGAACAATCAGTAAATAAAAATTATCATTCAGACCCATTGTTATGCAAATCTGTTATTAACAAAGATGATTCAGAAAGCTTTTTTTTGACTATTAATAAAGTTTTTAAAATGTTAATTAAAATCGATAATATTAAAAATTTTAATGATACAACATATGTACAATTGATAACTAGAAAACTAAATGAAAATAATCAAAAAATTTATGGTGCTGACTTTATTGCTGATTTTATAAATTCAAATTTACGACTTATAAATGTTATTATGGCTATCGCTGAGAAAATCAAATATCCATTAGATGAAAAATATATTACTAAAAATAAATTAGTAGAACCAAATTCACCACAATACTATGAACTTATTCGTCGTGTTAATAAATGGTCAAATAATAATAAAGGAGTTTTATCTAAACAATTTAACACATATTACACTGACGTTTATAAATATGGAAGAATTATCGCAGGGTCACCTCTAATTGTTGAAAGTTGCACTTGCCTATTTGACCCAAATGATGCGGTCTGCACCCCATGTAACAGCACCAAAGAAATTCCTATTAATTTTCCATTATCTACAATACCCAAGCCATTGAATTCTGACCTAATTACACCTGAAATAATACAAAATTTATTCGGCACACAAAAAGATCTAATATTATTATATAAGGGTTCTAGTGATGGTTTTACAGCCCAAGCATTTCATACTAAATGTGATAATCAAGGGGCTACTCTAACTGTTATTAGAGCTACAAATGGAAGAATTGGTGGCGGATATACTCCTACAAGTTGGAGGTCAGCTAACAATTATATTAATGTGCCTCAAGGCCAAGCATTTATTTTTAGTGTTTCAGGAAATAGTGCTAATAGATATTATAATAATAGATATCCACAATATTCCATGTATGATGGTTCTGGTTATGGGCCTACTTTTGGAGGAGGACATGATATCTATGTTCCAAATAATTCAAATAGCTCAAGTGGATATACGAATACTCCACATTCATATGATTCGCCATCAAATACATCCATATTTGGATCTTATAATTTTACAACAAGTGAAATTGAGGTATTTAAAGTAAATTAATATAAAACTTTTACATGGTTTTATCATAGATTTCTTTTTTAATATTATTAGTTATATTAAAAAGACAAATATGTCTAAGGTTATAATTTTCTAAAATCGTATTTTTATAAAATATTAAAATACGATTATATTATATATGCAAAAAGTAATTCTCATATTGTTATTAGTATTATTTGTATTATCTTTAATTTCACAACTTGAAGAAATTAAAAAAAATCCCACTAAGTTTTTAAAGGATAAATTAAAAGAATTTTTCACTATATCTGTTAAAGATAGACAAAAAGTAGGAACTACTGATAATGAAGATGGAAATCAACCTAAATCTACATGGAAATTAGGAAATCGTAATTATGAAACCTGTTATAGCACTGAAACTAGAAATGGAGATACTACCTCTAGAAAAGGCACTTATTTTTGTAACCAAGGTATTGATGGAGGAGAGGTTATCTCTAGTGACGGTTTATATCATTTAGATTTTTCTAACTACAACATTCATATTGG